AAACTACAACTTGAGCTTGATTTATGAAGGACTTTAACACACCAGGATCCAATAAAAGTTGGATGGATGAAGGTTTTAAAAAATTCATAGTTGATTATCAACTAGATAACATATGCAGAATATTGGGTGGTGAAGCAACTCATTATATTTGCACCGATAAAAAGACTCAACATCAAAAAATTGTAATTACCTACGATCGTAAGGAGAAACAATCATGATCCCTCAGACCGCTGTAATCTATTCAAATGGAAGTCAAGAATGTGAAAGGGCAGCACAACTGCTACTATCACTAGATGGTGAATATCTCGAATATCGTCTAAACCAGCATTTTACGCAAAAATCGTTTGAAAACGAATTTGGTCCAAAAGCAGAATACCCACAAATTGCACTTGGAGCGCAACATGTGGGTAATTTAAAAGATTTGCTACATGTAGCAAAAGAGAAAGGACTTATTTAATATCCACCACCACCGCTGTAGGACGATCCTGAAGACTGTTGACTACTAGATGATCCAGCAGATCCATATTGATTAGTTTCAGTTGTATCCATCTGTCCTGCCTGCTCAATAGTTGCACTGGTAGTGCCTGTAGAAACAGTAACTGCAACGGTGCTACCATCAGCAAGTATATCACCTTCAGAGATAGTAGGATCGGAAGATCCAAAGTTTCTGGAGGTGTATTCTGCTGCAGATGCAAATTGGATCGAAGGCACTTGACCCACCAAAGTCTGATATGTCGGTTTGACATTGGTAAATGCCTCTGCAATAATATTTACAGTCTTTTTAATACCTGTAATAGGATCAACTTCATTAGAAGGCAGGTATGTGACCAGATCTTCAAATTCTTCAATAAATGAACTGACATATTGAGGTTTAAGGATATGTATACCTCTCTTATAATCATTTAATTGTGTTTCATGATCATAGTTAGAGATAGGTCTAACTAACTCTTCTCTAGGGATAGATGTGCCGTCAGGTCTTGAGTATTCAAAGTCTTGAGCCACTTCAAATCCAGCTCTTAAGACTACATCACCTCGTGTGCTTCTAATCTCTTGTGTTACCCAGTGGTGAATGCTCTCCACATGATTCTTTCCATACTTACGGACCATGTAGTTATACATCTCCTGCTCAGACATAGGCCATTCATCATATAAATTGATAATGTTATTAGTTAGGAGTACAATCCAATCATAACTAACATCACCATATACCCTGTCCGCAATTTGCTCAGGTCTTTCATTATGTTGGATCATGTATTTTTCAAATCCAAGAATTACATCGCTTAGATCATCTCTGATCTTGACGCGACGAAATAGATTCTTTGCCATGACGTAAGGATCATTGCTACCTGTGCGATAGCTGGATGTCCTTACAAATACATCTGGTATGTATGAGAAATAATTTGCCATTAGTCTTCAAAGTCCTCGCGTGTGCGGTATTTGGTTTCTTGGAAAGAAAGTGACATGTTATAGACAGCAAAACCGAAATCCTCTGTATCCATGCCAGGAATTTGGGTGCGAATTGCAGTTGAATCACCAAAGTCAAGATTCATGTCTTGCAACACCATTTTGTGAGGGAATCGCAGGAGTGTATTCATATATCCATTTTTTTTACTGCCCCCTTTCAATTCTTCTTTATCATCTTTTGATACATACCTAACAATTTCAGCTGAAAATTTGTCAGGGATGAGCAACCAGTCATCTTTCTTCGATGGGTGTAATGATTGCCTAAGACAACTGATAATTTCATAGATCGTCTGCACATCAGATGCGCTCTTAGGTACAAAGGTAAATCTGAAACTATGAGACATAAATCCAACACCTTTGAAGAGCATTTCTTCATAAGGGTTGAATACCTTACCTGTTGTTATTTGGGAAAGATCGTTACTATCAAGATTGAATCCATAGGGTGATACTTCACCAACCAATGCGTTAATTGCCTGGGATCCTAGTTTGAATCCGAGAGCAGGTTTTGCTGCTGCAGCAGCGGCAGAAACATCGTCACCGATGTTATCAAGTGATCCACCAGAGTCCATTACATTTGTAGCAGCATTCAAAGCTGCCTTACCAACAGCACCAAGGTTTTTGCCTTCATACTTAGCAGAATACCTCTCATTCATTCCAGGAGGAAGATATAGGTAGAGACTCTTTTCAATCCCGCCACTTCCTACCTCAGCACTGCTTTTGCTCTTATATGTGCCACTCTTTTGGTGCTTATAAATATTTAACTTGAGGTAGTCCACGACCTCCGTTGGGAATGCAGCTTTGTCTCTAATAGACGCTCTAGTGCTGCCACTTGTCCCTAACGGTTTGACCCTTGGAAATATTAGATTTTTTGACATGAGTTATTCTGGCAAGTATAGACCATCAAATAAACATAAGTACAAGGGTGATCCCACGAATATTATTTATAGGAGTTTGTGGGAAAGAAAGTTTATGGTCTGGTGCGACAAAAATGTAAACGTATTGGAGTGGGGTAGTGAAGAGATCGTTATTCCATACATCAGTCCTGTTGACGGTCGGATTCATCGCTATTTTCCTGACTTCTACGTCAGAGCAAGAACTAGAAATGGAGGGACTCAGAAATTCATTATTGAAGTTAAACCGAAGATACAGTGCTCGCCACCGAAACGCCCTAAAAGGCAAACTAGAAGATATATAACTGAAGTGAAAACTTACGGTGTCAACCAAGCAAAATGGAAGGCAGCAAGAGAATACTGTAAGGATCGTCGTATGGAATTCTTAGTACTTACTGAAAAAGAGTTAAACGTATGAGCATCTTCACTGATGTCAAAGATCTTGCCGAAGGTAAGACACAATCAAAAGAGTGGTATCGCGGTCAACTGCAGTATGGTCTAGAGCCATATGAAGGCACCTTTGATGTTGGTGATGTCATTTTCTTTGCATATTCTGCAGCAACTGAAAAACTGCAGTTTTATGATAGATTTCCAATGGTTAAGATATCTGATAAGGACTCACGTAATATGCAATTTTCAGGTGGTAACTTACATTATCTACAACCAACAGCAAGGAAGACAATCGCTGCACAGTGGTCTATGGGTAGTCCCGCATTTCCTTCCCGTTGCTATCATAAATACTTTATGTCAAATGCTACCAACATTTACACTGTTAAACCGATTGATCTGCAGGATATGACTCCATTGCCCATAGAGCAATTCTTATTTAATGCAGCAGGTCGCTGGATCGAGGTCCCTAGCAGTCACATCTGGAGTCGAGTTTAATGAGTTACAGAAATCCCAATAGTTTTCTCCGATTTGCTGATCTAGTAGCAAGTGGTGAGAAGGATATTGCAAAATCCAATCTATTTTCGGTAGAGATCACTCTTCCTGCGATGATGTATGCTACTGGTACGGCACCTCAGTATCGAGAGCATTACGAATCTATCAATTACTTCGCTGATAGTGTAACAATTCCTGCCAGAAGGATTAAGACGCAATCAGTCAAGAATATTGGTATGCCATATGATTATGCATATGGTCAGCAGAAGCAAGAAGTCCGAATGTCTTTCATTATGACGAAAGATATGTATCATCGACAATTCTTTGAGAATTGGATGAATATGACTGCCAGTGATGCTGAAAACAGAGTTACATTCTACGATGAGTATACATCACAGATTCAGATCCTAAAATGGGAGAATGGTGGTAATGTTATATACAAAGGTATGGCAAATAGTGGTACTGGACAACCAGTCCAATTTGAGCAGCGGATGAATAGATCTACTGCAGTATGGCAGATGTATGGCGCATATCCTTTTGACATTTCAGCAATGTCTCTCAACAACGGACCAGCAGATCTATTAAAGATAGATGTTGACTTCAAATATGAGAGATTTAGATTTGATACAGTTGCAGAAGATGTGCTGTCATTCAAACCTGATGCCAATGATAAGGTCATTCGCAACTTTGATGAGGTATTTTCTCGTTTAGGATTCTCTACCGATCAGATAGATTCATCTTTCTTTGGCACCTAAATAAATTTAATAGTTATGGAGCATTATGCCTTTACCTAAGCTCGCTATCCCCGAGTATGATTTGACGTTGCCTATCACAGGCACTAAAGTCACATATAGACCTTTCCTTGTTAAAGAGGAAAAACTGCTATATCTCGCTATGGAGTCGCAAGACGACAAGCAGATGATTAAAGCAGTTAAGACTATCATCAGAAATTGCACCAACCTAAAAGGTAAGGTTGAAGATCTCGCAACATTCGAGATTGAATACATCTTCCTTCGCATTCGTGCTACTGCTGTTGGTGAAGCAAGTGAATTCAAAATCACCTGCCCTGATGATGAAGAGACCCAGGTCGAAGTAATGATACCTCTAAATGACGTTGAGGTAGTTATTCCTGCAGATCATGAGAAGAAAATGCTTCTTGACGATAATGTAGGTATTGTTATGAAGTATCCGTCGATTGATGTATTCATCAGTCAAAATATGTCGGATAATCCCAATATCGAAGACGTTTTCGAGTTGGCAGCAGGGTGTATTGAAAGTGTTTACGATAAGGAAGAAGTCTATGACAACTTCACTAAGAAAGAAGCACTTGAATTCTTGGAAGACTTGAATTCTGAGCAGTTTGGGAAAATCCAGAAATTCTTTGAGACTATGCCTAAACTATCATACACACTTGAAGTTGTTAATCCTAACACCAAAGTCGTATCTGATGTTGTGCTTGAAGGACTCGCGAGTTTTTTCGCATAGCCCTACTGCACGATAGTCTTGAAAATTACTATAAAACAAACTTTGCTTTGATGCAGCACCACAAATATTCACTGACCGAGTTAGAGAATATGATACCGTGGGAACGTGATGTATATGTGAATCTTCTCCTCGCACATATTGCCGAGGAAGAAAGACGGCAAAACCAAGATCAGTCACGCATGTCCCTCTAATGGCAGCAATCCGTAGTTTCATAAAAATTCAACCGATAACTGGTAAGTCAGGTATCGCTCAAAACATGGATCAGGTGCGTAAAAGCATCAATCGCCTGGGGAGCGTGACCGATGGTATTGCCAAGAGTTTTTATGATACGACTGAGCTTCTAAAGTTTGAAAAAGAGTATCTTTCAGACACTTCTAAGGAAGAAGTCTCGGATATTAAAAAGAAAGATAAGAAAGATAAGACCAAGTGGACTGGATCCATGAGGGATTTCAAAAAAACTTTCCAAAAGAAGAAACGAGCACGCTTAGAGAATGAAGCAGAAAAGGGCGTAGAGGAAGGTAAAGAAGAAGGTCGTAAGGCAATCAAGAAAGAAGCACCCAAAATGGGTATGCTCGGTCGATTCTTGAGTGGTATTTTCCGTGTCTTCAAATATTTTATTTTATTTGGAGCATTAAATTGGTTAAGTAACCCTAAAAATGCTGAGGGTGCGGTAAAGGTATTCAAGGTATTATTCACCATAGGCAAGTTTGCTTTCAAAGTTGCCAAGATGGGCGTTGGGATGATCATGGATGGTCTGACTAACGTTTTTGGTAATTATACTGATGAAGGTTCTATCAAACGTGGATTCCGAGGTATACTTGGAGTTGTGCAACTGATGGGTGGACTTGCTGTGCTTAGGACAGCACAGTATATGATCATGCCATGGAAACTCCTCAAGGATGTTAATCGTCTGAGGATGATCTTTGAGTCGTCTGGTAGACAGTCTGCTGAGCAAGATGCTAACCAGAAAGTAAGAAAGAGCGGATATAGAGACAAGAAGACTGGAGTTATCTACTCCAAAGAAGAATACGAGAAGATGAAGAAGTCTGCCGCAAAGGCAGGCAGAAAGAATCCTGGTGCTC